GCTGGGATGATAAGCTACAAAAGGTAGACAATAAGCTACAAAAAGTGGATAATCAGATAGAAATGTTAGAAGATAAGCTAGATAAGAAAATTACTAAAGCACTTGAAAATCCATTAGCAGCAATGACCAAGACAAAGTGAGGAACAGATGGATAAGCTGAATGAAATGTTAATAGGTAGTTTAGCTTTATTAGGTGGGTTTATAACAAAACGAATTTTTAATAACCACGATACGCTAAGTGATCGTGTTACTGCCTTGGAAAAAATAGTTTTAACTAAAGAAGATTTAAATTCATTAGAACGTAATATGGAAATGGTTGTTGCACATCTAATTACTTCTAAAGGAGAAAAATGAATAGTAATTTAACTTTTGTTTGGTGCGTAGTAGCAGGAGCGGTAACTTTAGCTATGTGGTTAGGTATAAATTATAATTAGGAGAATAACATGTCTACAATGATTTCAACTGTAATTGGTTTTATAGATAAAGCAATACCAGGACAAAAGACTTATGCGCTAATGATAATGGGTGCTTTAATGATGGGATGTCAAATGCTGGGCTATCACACATTTTCACAAGAAGCATGGGGTCTGCTTGGTATAGGTGGTGCTGCTACTTGGAAGATGGGCGCTGATAGAGGGAAACCTGCAGCTAAAAAATGAATGAGCTGATCATTACGATCATGCTGATAATACCATCTCCACATAAATTAATTGATTGGTCTGTGAATGAGATTCCTACACAGATACAGATTATTCATAAGTCAGGACTTGAAGTGAGCTACACTGCGACCCCTGTATCTTGCAAATTTCGTCCCAGGCATAAGCGTGAAATGGTATTTAAATCTCCAAACAATCGTTGTTATTCAGTATATGATTTAAGTAGCCCAAGGTTTATTAGACATCCAAATCATTGGTATAAAATTGAGCTACCTCAATAAAATACCACTAGGAGAACATTATGGACATAGCTGCAATATTTGAAGGACAAGGGTGGTTTGCAATAGTAGGACAAATAGTATTAGTGTTTACAGCAGTTACTGGAGCTCTTCCTGATAGATTTGTGCAAAAAATTCCAGTGCTTGGAACACTATGGCCCATATTTAATTGGCTAGCAGGTAATGTATTTAATAATATTAATCACCCTAAAGGGATGGCCGCTCAAAATGAAGTGGAGAAAGAGATTGATGCAGCTAAAGCAAAAGTTCGGGATAGGTCTGGTATGCCTGATGTTCTCGACGGGATGTAGTGGTTTTCCTATAGTTGAATTAATACCGCCTGTGTTTAATTTTGCTTTGGGATTTTACGATCACAACGACTACTATTCCAAAGAGTGCTTGTGGTATGACGAAATCAAGCTTAATGATGATACTAAGAAGTGGTTATTGGAAAGCAATCCTCCTGAAATTGTCTCTGAAGATCTATCTAAAGTTAGCAGAAACAATGACATATACAGAGAAGTATGTAAAAAAGATAAAAGCATGGCTGATAAAATGAAAGATAAAGCGAATAGAGTACTAGATAAAACCTTGATGGCAACCGAGGAAGAGGATGGCTAAAGAAAAACTAAATATTAAAAAAGCTATTAAAAGACCAGGAGCCTTAAGAGCAAAAACAGGCACACCAGAAGGAAAAAAGATTCCTGTAAAAACCTTAAATACACTTGCAAAGCGGCCAGGGCTTACAGGTCAACAAGCTAGATTTGCAAAGACTTTAAGGAAGATTACTAATAGGAAGAAAGCATAATGGTTTATTACAAAAGAAAAAAGAAAAAGAAACCTCCAATAAGATATTGAAAATGAAAATATTCCTTTGGGTTATTGGAACTGCAGTGGCTATTTGCATTGGGCTAGGTATTATCTACATTGCAGCCATGTCAAGAATTCATTAGAATTTACTATTCACCCACTTATAGAATACATATAAGCCCATTAGCATTAGTACGTAAATAATACCGTCAAACCAGGGGATCTCATTTAAGAAATCCGCTGTATCTCCAGATAGTTCTCCAATCATAATATCTCCTTAAGAATAGAGCCAAACTACACCAGCGGACTTATTAGCATCCACATCTACATGTATAAAAGTCTTAGCTATACCTACCCTATCAAATATTGGCATAATGGCATTTAAAAGTTCATATCGTTGGGCAGAGCCGCTATAACTTAGATCAGCTGCCCAACCGCCTATATGACTAGATGTTGGATTTGCTGCTATTGAATAGTTGTGATCAGGACATCTAACCCCGCTATTTATCTTGATACCTCGTTGTAATACATCTCTAACTTGTTGTACTTTCATAGCAAGTTCATCTTTAATATCATCTTTTCCGCACCCACATTTACAAGCATATTCTGCTCTATTAAAATTAGCTGTTAGATCCCCCATATCATCTCCTTTTATATCTACATTTTTTACTGCAGTAGCGCCTATCTTTTCTGGCTATAAATACATCCCCGCAACTTTTACACGTTACTTTACTATTATTTTCTTTTTCTACGTGTACTTTTCTTTGTCTGAGTTCTCTTAAATTTTTGCATTTTACTGAGCAAGTTAATCGTCTAGCATCTTCAACTAATTTAGTACAGCCTTCTTCGATACATATTTTTCGGTCAGCTCCAATACGGTGATATTTAACATTTTTCTTTAGACGTTTTCCACCTGTATAGGGTGATCTATGAGTATCAATTTTAACGCTTTTCCAATGAAGTTCCGACACCTCTTTTGCTGGTATTATTTTTACTTCTATTAGTTGTCCGTCTTTATTCGGTTTTAAAACCTTTACGGAATTTATCATAATTTATTTTCCTCGATTTACTTTATCTTTGAATAGTTTAGAAGCTTTAAATCGAATAACTGTTCGAGCTTTAATAACTGCCGGTTTACCTGTTTTAGGATTACGCCCCATTCTCTTAGTCTTGCCTTTTGTAGTAAAAACTCCAAAACCACGAACTACCATTCTTCCGTTCTTCTTAACTCCTTGTTTAATAGAGTCTATTACAACTGATACATAATCATTGGCTTTATCGTGGGAAATATTTAATACGTCGGCGACTGAATTAGCTAAAGATACTTTACTCATGAGGTCTCCTTAATTTTACGTCCCCCTCTTTATAAGCAGGAACTGGGTTAGGGTACTTCTCAAATAATTTGTTTACAATAGCTTGCAATCTGGTTTTATCTCCTTCAACATCTGATTTAGGAGGACGATCGTCTTCACACATATTCCTCATCTGAGCATCACGCAAAACATATAAAGATGCTATAGCTTTAGTAATGTGATGAAGATCACTATCTGGGTCAATATCCTGCCCTTCCCAATAATCAAATAAGTGGCCTATAGTAGCATCAATGTACGTACTAGCACGGACGCCTGCTATACGATAGTTATGGCGGCCGTACTTCATAGCTCCTTCCATAATTCCGATGGTAACTTCTTTAGTTACATTAGCAGGAAGTCCTGAGTAAAATCTAGGTTTTTTAGTTCCGACTGCGTCTTTAGGGTTTGTTTTTTTAGACATAATTCCTTTCTATATGTTATATATTATACACTATGGATGAGTTTAATTTTACTGATGAAGAATTCATTTCTGTAATAAATTTAATATGTAAACTGGACGCACCATTAGGAGAGGAATATATTCCTCTAAAATCCATGGATGAACGGATTGATATGGGTCGTTTAGATAGTTTAAGTATGATTGTCTTTTTTGTATGGTTATCCCACCTATTTGGTATTCCTGAACCTAAATTACAAGATTTTATAAAAAAGGGAAATTTAACTATCCAATCAATAAAAGACTTTGTTATGACTGAATTTACCCAAACTTGCTCTATGGCTGAAGTAGAAGAATATGCTAAAAGATGTATGTAACTCACACAAATTCAGTGTATTCCGAGGACATCACTTTATTAGATCATGTTCCTTACCCTCAATATGTTCACGAAATAGCTAATAGTGGTGGTATGCCAGTTGATCAAGGCATTAAAACAATGCCCGGAGAACTGATTGATTATGTATTAAAAGGCAAGCATGGTGCTAATCCCGGAACATATGAGTTTATTCGAGCTTTAACTGAGCTAAGTACTTGTAAAATAGGGCTAATATTAGCTTCGGGGAATAACGTATGGCCTGGGTATTTAACAACGATTCTCCGTTCAGAACAATACCCTGCTTATAAAGTACCAGTAATGGGGATAACACAGGTATACGCAGGATATATTGCTAATCAGATTGGGTCCTTTGATTATATCTCAACTGATAGTACAAGTTGCATCAGTGGCCACTCTGCTTGGTATACAGCACGTAATATGTTAGCCTTAGGGGTATTAGATGCTGTAGTTGTTATTTCAGCAGATAACGGCCTCTCAGAAGAGTACTTAACTATATTTGGGCAAAATGGCTTAAGTAAGCTAGTTCATGAAGAGAATGACCCATCTATTATTAAATTTAGATTAGGACATGGTTGTAATATAACTGTATTTGAAACTAAGCCAGAATCATGCGGTCATTCGGTATTAGCTAAAATTACTGATATGCATATTGCAGCTGAGTCACATCCTAGTCCATTAGGTATATCTTGTACTGGAGAGGGATACAAAAAAGTTATAAATAACGTGGATACTAATGACATTAATTTTGTTAAAATGCATAGCACGTTTTCTGCAGATAATAGGATTGAGGAAGAAATAATTAAAGATAAATTTGGGGATATTAAATTAATTAATTATAAATTACGCATTGGGCATACTATGGGAGCAGCCACTGCTATAGAAACAGCATTGGCAATACAGGAAGAATCTGGTAAATTTCTTAGTTTAGGAGCCGGTATGGGTAATGTATTTTCATCTGCTGTAGTAAAAATATTATGATATTTGCGCATACTAGTTTAATACAGGAAGGAGAAGCTGCTTTATTTTATAGGTTTTCCCGTCCGTTAAATGGGTATATGATAGCAGCTGTACTTGTTAGTGATAACGTAGAAGCTAAGATGAATTTCGCTAAAGTATGGACTTATTTTGTATCTGAAATAGTACAAGCCGATGACATATACGCTTCTATTCCTTTAGAAGGTCAAAATTCCATGTTTAATAATTATTTAGACTATCATGATACAATAGACGGCCTTAAGATATATAAGGTTGATAATTTTCTTAAAAAGCAATACAGTAACTATGATAAACATTTAGAACAAGCTGGGAAAAAATTATGAGTGAAGACACTAATTTAGACTCGGACATTAAACTAGAACATCCTGAAACGGATGCGTCTACTTTAGTTGATTGGAAAAATCCACCTAGTCTTGCTGATCTTAAGCAAGATCTTGAATCTGCTCAAGTAGCACATCATTCTCATACAATAGAAGTTGATGCTTGGTTAAAAGTACTTGACGGCGAACAAACTATTAATGCTAAAAGAGGCCGTTCTAAGCTAGTACCTAGACTAGCACGTAGACAAGCAGAATGGCGTTATGCTGCTTTATCAGAACCATTTCTATCCACAGACGATCTATTTAACACTTCTCCACAAACCTTTGAAGATAAAGAATCGGCAGTACAGAATGGTATGGTATTAAACTACCAACTTAATTGTCGTATGGATAAGGTAAACTTTATTGATGAGTATGTTAGAACTGCCGTAGATGAAGGAACAGCAGTTGTACGGGTTGATTGGGAATTTGAGGAAGATAAACGTAAAGTTTGGGAAGATGTAATGGAGCCCCAACCTGTAGTTGATCCTAATACTGGGCAACCAGCTATGGATCCTCAAACTGGTATGCCTGTAATGCAGGAAGTAAAAGTTGGGCAAAAAGAAAAAATGAAAACTATTACTATTAAGAATCAACCTGTTTTAAAAGTGTGTGATTATAATAATATAGTTTTGGATCCTACTTGTGAAGGGGATATAGAAAAAGCGAGTTTTGCAGTTTATAGTTTTGAAACTTCTTTATCAGAACTTAAAAAAGACGGACGTTATAAAAATCTTGATGATATTAATTTTGAAAGTAAATCTGTATTAGCAGAGCCAGATCATGAAGTTAATTCAGATGATACGGCTTTTACATTTAAAGATAAAGCTCGTAAAAAAGTTGTTGCTCGTGAATACTGGGGGTATTGGGATATCGATGACACTGGGGAAGTTAAATCATTCGTAGCTACCTGGGTAGGTAGTACTTTTATTCGAATGGAAGAAAATCCTTATCCTGATAAAAAGATTCCTTTTGTATTAGTACAATATTTACCTAGACGTAAGAATATTTATGGAGAACCCGATGCAGCTCTTATCGAAGATAATCAAAAAATCGTGGGTGCTGTTACTCGTGGCATTATCGATATTATTGGCCGCAGCGCTAGTGGGCAACAAGGTATTAGAAAAGATGCTCTTGATGTAACTAATGCACGTAAATTCGAACGTGGTGAGGATTATAAATTTAATGCTAATGTAGATCCTAAACAAGCATTTCATATGGAAGTGTACCCGGAGATTCCCAGATCTGCATTAGAAGTGCTAAATATGCAGAACAATGATGCTGAAGCTTTAACAGGAGTTAAGGCATTTACGCAAGGTATTTCTGGTCAGGCATTAGGAGTTACTGCAACAGGTATTAGATCGGCGTTAGATGCAACATCTAAACGTGAATTAGGTATTCTACGAAGATTATCTAATGGACTTAATCAGATTGGTCGTAAAATTATTTCTATGAATGCAGAATTTTTAGAGGACGAAGAAATTGTTCGTATTACTAATGAAGAATTCATTGCTATTAATCGAAATGATTTAGGAGGCAAATATGATATTAAGCTCAATATTTCTACTGCTGAAGCTGATGAACAAAAAGGCAGCGAATTAGCATTTATGTTACAAACTATGGGTAATACTATGCCTCCGGAAATGAGCCAAATGATTTTAGCTGATATTGCTAAACTACGAAAGATGCCTGATTTGGCTAAACGTATTCAAGAGTAC